TTTAAAAAATAATGAAGATGCCGATACCGACTCCGAATAATAACGAATCTGAAAAAGACTTTTTAGATAGATGTATGATCGATCCTACTATGGTAGAAGAGTATGATGAAAAGCAGAGATATGCTATTTGCGAATCTCAATTAGAGAGAAACATTAAAATAGTATCAGGATCTCCGTGTTCTGGAAAAAACACTTATGTAGCTGAAAATAAAAGACAGGGAGATATAGTTTGGGATTTCGACAAAATTCATACGGCTTTAACAGGAGAGGAGTCGCATAATCATATAGAAGCTGTAAGAAAATATATCTTCTCTATGAGAAAGCAATTTTATAAGGATCTACAAAATGAAAAAGATTTGAGGGTGTGGATAATAAATTCATCTCCTATAAAAGAAGTAAGACAAGAACTGGCAAAAGAATTAAATGCAGAAGTCATCTATATAAAAAGAAGTAAAGAAGAATGCTTAGAAGTAGCTGAAAGAGAAAGGCCTGAAGAATGGAAAGCTTATATTAATTCATACTTTGAAAGGCTAGAAGAAATAGATGAAGACGAAAATATTAAAATAATAGAAGTAAATACTATGGAAAAAACAAATGAGCGACATATTAAAAAAATTACTGAAGACCAAGATACCATTACCATCGTTTACGCTAAAACTGAGGATTTCGAAGGTGTGGAAATTGATACAGAAGATCAAGATGAAGTTGAAGAGATTGTAGAAGAAAAAGATCACATCGAAGGACACGAAGATGAAGATGAGATTTTAGAAGAGATCGATGAGGAAGAGGAAGAGGAATTAGAGGAAGATCCAGAAAACACATACAGAACTCGAAGCAAAGAGAAGGTTAATGTATGGGACAAGAAACATACTTCAGAAAAAAGATTCTTCAATATAGAAACCAGAATAGATAAGAAAGAGGGCAGAGATGTGGTAGTAGGCCACGCTGCAGTCTTTAACACTTTGAGTGAAGACCTAGGAGGATTTAGAGAAAAGATATTACCTAATGCTTTTGATGATGTATTGAGTAATGATGTCCGAGCTTATTTTAACCACGATCCGAATTTTTTACTGGGAAGAACGTCTGCAGGGACTTTAAGATTATCTGTAGATGAAAAAGGATTGAAATACGAATTAGACGTACCAGATACAACGGCAGGAAGAGATTTAAAAGAAAATATGAGACTAGGTAATATTACTCAGTCTTCATTTGCTTTCACTTTAGATCAGGATGGAGATTCTTGGGAGAGAGGAGAAGATGGAATGGATCTTAGGATCATCCATAAAGTGAATCGCTTATACGATGTCTCTCCAGTTTCGCTACCTGCTTATCCAGATGCTAATGATTTAGCTTTAGCGGTACGATCGAATTTTTTAGATAAAGAAAACCAAAGGAAAAAAGAAGAGGAAAAATATGAATTGAATACATTATTAAACTTAAAAATTAATTTATTAAAAAGAAAAAAATGAAAAAGTCTATAGATTTAAAAGAGACTCGTTCAGGTTTAGTAGAAACTCTAGAAGCAATCAAAAACAATGCAGAAGGGGAGTCTAGAAATCTTAATGAGGCTGAGACTATTGAGGTAGATAATACTCTTGCTTCAATAGATAAACTTGACTCTCAGATCGAAAGAGCTGAAAGAGTTGAGAAAGAATTAAGAACGGCTGCGGCTGTAAGTGGCGAGAAAGTTAGCACAAAAACTGACAAAGACCTTAACAGATTTACTTTCCAAGGAGCTATAAGAGCTGCTTATACTGGAAAAATGGATGGTATCTACAAAGAGATGCACCAAGAGGCTGTAAATGAGTCAAGATATACTGGTTCTGCAGTTAAAGGATATGGTATTCCTTCTTCAGTTCTTACAAGAGCTTGGAGTACTTCTTCAGTAAATGAAGAGGAAGTAATGAGCTTTACTGACCAATTAGAAAATAATTTAGTTCTTGCTTCTGCAGGGGCAAATACATACTTCGGAATTAATGATATGAAGTTCCCAGTTTTCTCTGGTATTACTTCATCTTGGGTTACAGAAGCAGGATCAGGCGCTCCTTCATCTGCAGGAGATCTTACTGCAGTAACATTAAGCCCAAAGAAATTAATCTCTGTAGTTAATATGACTTCTGAGTCAATGATGCAAAACCCTGCTTTAGAGGGTGCTTTAACTAAGCAAATGGCTGCTAATGTTGCTTCTACTTTAGAGTATGCTTTACTTGACACGGCAGATGTATCTAATGCTCCTGCTTCTATCTTTGCTGATGGAACTGCAGGCCCTACGGCTGTTACTGCTGCTGACTGGGTTGAGATGGAGACTGACTGCTTAGCTTTAGGCGTAAACAGAGAGGGAGCTAGAATGGCTTACCTTTTAGATATGGATGCTTATAAGACTGTTAAAACTTTAGCTCAAGTAGCTTCTGTTTCTCCTTTATGGGATAATGGAGACGCTCGATTAAATGGTTATTTTGCTTTCCATAGTGCTAATGTAGCTGCTGCAGGATCTGCTAATAAAGCTCACGCTTTATTCGGAGACTTCTCTAAAGTACACATTGCTCAATTTGGTGGATTAGATGTATTATTTGATCCTTATACTAACGCAACTTCAGGACTTCCAAGAATGGTTGTTACTTCTTTAGTTGATGGAGATGCAGTACAAAATGATTCTTTCATTAAATTGATCGAAGCATAATTATTACAAATTAGGTTGGAAAGGGGAGCTTTGCTCCTTTTTCCCTCCTTTTTTTAAAACTTTAAGAAATAAATATAGAATTTAAAAACCTATATAAAATGAGATATTTAGAAGTAGTAGCGTATCACGATACGCAAATAGTAAGCACGGCAGATCTGAAAACACATTTGAGAATTACTTTCTCAGATGATGATACTTATATTGCTGCACTAGAAAAAGCTGCAGTACAAAGGATTGAGGAATTTTGTAATATCTTTTTGCTAGAGACTACATTAAGGCAGTATGGAAACACCTTAAAGGATCTAAATATTTTATTTAAAAGCCCTATCACTAATGCTGCTTATGATGTTAAGTATAAAAAAGATGGATCTTGGACTACTTTTACATCTAGCACAGAATTAGTACAACACATCAAACCGCCTAGAGTTTATATAAATGAGGATGCTACTGAGCCTACTGCAGACGATATCTTTCAGGCGTGGCGATGTGATTATATAGTAGGATGGGGAGCTGCAGGAGATATTCCAGATCCAATCATTCAAGCTATTAAAATAGTAGTTGCAGATATGTATGAGAATAGACAGTCTGTAATAGTTGGAAAAATGGTTTCTGAAATACCAAAGACAGCTCAGTATTTAATGAATCCATATAAAATACAAACTTTATAAAATGGCAGTAACAGTCGGAGAATTAGATACACCAATACAGATTCAATCTGTTAGTTATTCAAATAATGCTGACTATGGAGGAGATCAGTCTCAAGCTTGGACAGCCGCTTCAGGAATTACTACTGTTTGGGCTTATATGATTTGGAAGGGTGGCAAAGAGAGAGAAGAGGCAGAACAAAAAACAGGGATAACAAAAGTAGATTTTTACATACGCTATGAGACTTATAAAGATGCGATTTTACCTAATTGGAGAATCAAGCATACTTTAGCGTCAGGATCAGTCGTGTATTTTTATATAGAAGGAATTGCTCACATTGATGGAAGACATAGATATACAAAATTAACCGCAGTAGATAAAGATAATAAATGATTACTTCAGGAATAAATATGCAAGGAGGAAGAGTTCTCGGACAAAGAGAACTGATTAAGGCTATGAATAAGATTCCTTATAAAGTCAAAAAAAATAAATTCTTTATGGCTGTATTTAGACAAGCTGCAAAGCCTATAATTGCTGCAGCCAGAGCTAATATAAAAAATGATACAGGACAACTTAAAAAAAGTATAAAAGCTTTTAGTACTAGAGCCTCAAGAAGACTTCCTGCTTTATATGTAGGGCCAAAGGCTACAGGAGGAAAAGCTACAAAAAATAGTCAAAGAGGAGGAGGTTTCTATGGAGCGATAGTAGAATATGGATCAGTATATTCACAACCTGCACCTTTTATGAGACCTGCTTGGGAGCAATCAAGAACAAATGCAGAAGCAATATTATTAAAAGGAGCTGAAGCAATAGTAGAGAAAGTCCTTCAAAGAGAATTGAAAGGAGCAAATAGAATGTATAAATAATGAGATCAGGAGCAATTATATATCCAATTTTACGATCAAGTGCAGCATTAGACACGCTTGTAGGTACTAATATCTTTGCAGTTAGGGCGGTACAAACTACAGAGCCTCCTTATATAGTTTATAGAGAAATCAGTTCAACCCCTACAAACACGAAAGGCGTTTCTTCAGATATTACAGCCGATCCTAGAGTGAATCAAAGATCTATTTTAGATGTTACTACAGTACAGATAAGTTGTTTTGCCCCTACTTATGCAAGAGTAGAAGAAATAGCAGTCTATGTGCGATCCGCTTTAGATAGAGAATGGGGGACAGCGACAGGGACTTATTCAAGTGATGTTTATTTAGATTCGTGCGTTTACGATTCTTGTCTTGATGATTATGATGATGACTATGGAGATATAGGAATATATATAAAGCATCTTGATTTTACTTTAAGGATTGCTCGATTAGATATACAATAAAATTAAAAATTAGAAATTATGCCAACAATAACAACAATCACAGAATACACTCGAGGGGAGAAAACTTTTCCGATAGGGACTAAGATTAATGTAACTTGGGAATTTGCTGCGGAACTAGCTGAAGCAGGAATATGTAAGCCTGTAAAAACAAAAAAGAAAGTTAAAAAAATTAAAAAAGTAGAAGAGGATGGCGACATTAACTAGCACTCAGATAACAGAAGAGGGAATAGCAGTTTCAGGAACTACTCTAGACGCAAGTAATACTTTTACCAATACTGGAAAAGAGTTTATTTATTATACTAATTCTAGCGGTGTTTCAAAAACTATTACTGTTACAGCTCAGACTACTTCTGTAGATGATCCAATATATGGAGAGCTTACAAAATCAAATGCGACTTTAGTTGTAGCTAATGGGGCTACTGCTTTAATAGGCCCTTTTGCGGTTGAAGCTTACAACGATACAAGTCAAGATACCACTTTTGCTATCACTCCGTATGATGCTGCAGCTAGAGATACGGCACAAATACTGTATGTATAATGGCAATGGAGCGAGGAGTTATTAATGGAGGGAGAATGGTTTTATACCTCAATTCGGAATTGACTATATTGTCAAGCAGTTTGAGTTGGAGCATAGATCACAAACTCAGAGATACTACTTGCAGGGAAGGAAACTCTTGGAGCACCTCAATGGGAGGGAATAGAGAATGGTCAATGACATTAGACAATGCTTTAGCTTTTAGAAACTCAAGCGGAACATTATATTCGGCAGTAGCAGGACAAATAGGGATAAATGATATAATATATGATAATATAATAAATAGAGAGAAAGTAAATGCTCAGATCACAATAGTAGGACAGCCTACTGGGAATTATAAATGGACTGGGGACGCTTACATAACAGGAGTTGAAATGTCCACTCCGATGGAAGACTCGAGTACTTTTAGCTTAAACTTAGCAGGAATAAACTCTCTTAGATTAGGAACTACAGGAACTCAGGCTTAAATTGAAAACTATAGTAAAAAAGAATTAATATTAATTAAAAAAATAGAAAAAAATGGCAACAAATGGCGTTATAAACGGAACGAAATTTGGAGTTTATGCAGCAGGAACTAAGATAGGATATGCTACATCTGCTTCAATATCAATTAATCACAATCTTAGAGATACCAGCACGAAAGATAGTGGGGGGTGGCGATCTCAATTAGAAGGACAAAGAGACTGGGAAGTATCAGTTGAAGGAATGTTAATTTTTGTAGATGGCTCAGGTAGTGCTATCTCTGACATTACTGCAAATGAACTTTATAGCTCTTACATAGCTACAAGAACAGAATTTGAAGTAAAATTCAGTACTGAAGTATCTGGAGACATTAAATGGTCTGGGAATGCTTTTATGACTTCTCTGTCTATGGACACTCCTAATGAGGATAGTTCTACTTGGAGTGGATCATTCTCAGGGACTGGCCCATTGACTCAGGCAGCAGTATAATCAACTAGAGCGAATCCTTGCTGCCTTTTTATTTCTTAAAGGGGTGGCTTGGATGACCTCTTTTATTTATTAACCTTTAAGAAATAGAAAAAATGAATTATGAAATAATAGAAATAGATGGAAAAAAATTTCCTATCTTTTTTGGATTTAACGGATTAAGAAAATACTGTAGAAATACAGGAACTTCTTTAAACAAATTGATGACTTTAGGGCAGGACATTAATTTAGATGAAGCCCTTAATTTAGTGCTAGTAGGAATAGAGGAGGGATGCAGAAAGTCAGGCGAAAAATTTGAGTTGTCTATAGATGACTTAGGAGATATGCTTGACAACGATATGGATGGACTTGCTAGAGCTTTAGAGTTATTTGGAGAGCAAATGGGGCAAAATGTAAAACAAGCACAGGGAGGAAAAAAAAAGATAACCTCAAGCAAGAAGTAGCTGAAATTACATTTGACTCGATAGAGCAGATAGCTTTAGGAGAATTGAGAATTAGTATGGAGGAGCTTGATAATATGACTCCGAAAAATTTTTTAAATGCTCAGATTGGTTATGGTAAAATGAATCAATATAGAGAGCAAGGAGAGTGGGAGAGAGCAAGATGGATGGCGTGTGTGATTATTAATCCTCATTTGAAAAGAAGTATAAATCCTAAAAAACTTACTACTTTTCCTTGGGAGAGAAAAAGCAGTAGCAATGTAAAAAGAGATATTGAGAGATTGAGAAAAGAATCTGAATATCAAGATAAGATTGAAGAGTTAAACAAACAGAAAAAGAAAAAGTAAGATGCCAAAAAAAGCCTTAGCCTCCTTAAATGTCGTAATTAATGCAGTAACCTCTCCTTTATTTAGAGGACTATCCAAAGCTTCAAAAAGAGTAGCTGCCTTCGGTGCTAGAATGAAAGCCGTAGGTAGATCTATCTCTATGAACTTCTCTTTGCCTTTTGCAGCCGTAGGAATTGCAGGAGCAAAAATGGCTATTGACTTGGATAAAAATATGACCAAGATTAATACCTTGGTAGGAATATCCAAAAAAGAAGTAGCCGAATTTTCTCGAGAAATAATGGGACTATCTGGGGAAGTAGCTCAAGCCCCTGCAGATTTAGCCGAAGGTTTGTTCTTCTTAACTTCTGCAGGTCTAAGAGGTGCAAATGCAATGGAAACTCTAGAGCAAGTCTCTAAAGGTGTTGCTATCGGACTTGGAGAACAAGCGGATCTAGCAAAAGTGGCGGCAGCCGCTCAGAATGCTTATGGAGCTGATACCCTAAGTGCTTCTGATGCCTTAGATGCCTTTGGAATGGCTGTAAGGACTGGTATGTTCGAGTCTGCTGATCTTGCTGAATCATTAGGAACTCAGGTAGGTATGGCTGCAGAATTAGGGATTTCTTTTGATGAACTCTTAGCTAATGTATCTGCTTATACTAGAACGACTGGAGATGCTAAAAGTGCAACGACAGGCTTTGGAGGAGTGATGATGGCGTTTGCCAAAGAAACGGCAGGAGGAGAAAAAGCTTTAGAGAGTGTAAATCTGTCTTATGAAGGTCTCAGAAAGATGCTTCAAGAAAAAGGATTACAAGAAACTCTATTTGCAATGAAAGACGCTTTCGCTGAGAATGGTGTACAAATGACAGAGTTTTTCGGAAAGTCTCAAGCAGTAAAGAATATAATGGGTGTCCTTGGAGAGCAAGGAGATAACTATAAGCAAATCCTTGAGGATATGGGAGATTCTACTGGAATGGTAAGCGAGGCATTCGATACTGTTTCAGGAAATACAGGCTTCAAGATGGAACAATCCCTACAAACGATGAAAAATGCAGCTCAAGAGTTAGGGGTTATGCTAATGCCTATATTCACTAAAATAGTGGAAGGAGCTACAAGTCTAGTGAAAGTATTTACTCAATTAGATAGCGGACAAAAAACTCTAGTAGTAGCAGCAGGAGCTTTACTTGCTTTTGCAGGGCCAATGATAACAATGCTATCTTCTTTATTTAGTTGGGGAGGATTGGTAGTAGTTATTTTAGGAATAGTAGGGGTTGCATTAGGTACGATAGTAGCTGTAGTGTATTCTCAATGGCCAAAGATTGAAAAAGCTTTAGTAGATACAATTAATTGGTTCAGAGAGCTGTATAATGAGTCAGTCTTATTTAGAGGAATTGTAGAAAGTATCATAGTTTGGTTTGGAATACTCGGTTCAGTATTTGGAGGACTATATCGTGTGATATATAAGGTGCTGACCGAAGTAGGAAAATTGTTTTTGAGTACGTTTAAAAATGTAGGATCTTTATTAAAAGCTGTATTTACTGGAGATGTAAAAGGAATAAAAAAATCTCTTTCTAAGTTAGCTAAAAGCCTAAAAGAAGGTCATACAGAAATCGGAAAAGAAATAGGAAAACAAGCAAAAAATATTGGAAAAACTGCAATGGAAAAGATGCAGGAAGCTGCAGAAAAAGTAAAAGACAATAAGAAGCTTGAGCCTATTGATTTTGATGATATTGTAGAAGCAGTCAAAGAGGGAGCTGTAAGTATGGGATCTGCCTATTTGGATGAGTTAAAAAAGACTCCGATGTGGGATTTATGGGGGCCGATTATAGACAAAGCCAAAGGAGGTATGCAAATTTTAAAAGATCTGATGGGAGGAGCAGGAGGAGTCCTTGGAGGTGTAGCAGGAGGAGAGCCTGAAGGAGATACTCCAGAAGATCCTATAATTAACTCAGAGGGGACATCTAAAGTTGAGCAAGAAATACAAAAAAGAAAAAATCTTATAGAGAGATACTTAGAGTGGGCGGAAGGTGGATATGACGAATGGGCAGGAAAAATTGGAGAAGTATGGGGCGAAATAGAAAAAGTTGCGAGTCAGGTTCTAAATGGAATAGGCAATCTTATGTCAGCACAGCACGAAAAGGCGATGACTGAGCTTGATAATGAAAACAAAACAAAGCAAATGGCTTTTGATGCAGATTTTGAAAGAGAGCAAATGGCGATCGAAAATTCTACAATGACGCAAGAGCAAAAAGATGAAGCTTTAACAAAATTGAAAGAGAAGTTCGATCAAAGGCAGGAATCGATGGACAAGGCTGCAGATGCAAAGAAGAAAGCTCTGATGGCTAAACAAGCTAAGAGAGACAAAGCGATGAAAATAGCTTCAGCAATTATGGCAACAGCTCAAGCAGTAGTACAAGCTTTAACTGCAGGGCCAATTTTAGGCCCTATTATGGCTGCCATAGTAGGAGGGTTAGGAGCAGCTCAAGTCGCTGCGATTGCTGCAACTCCAATACCACTTGCAAAAGGGGGACTTGCTTTTGGGCCTACTCAAGCAATAGTAGGGGATAACGTAGGGGCAGCTCACGATCCAGAGGTCATAGCTCCTCTATCTAAACTGAAAGGGATGCTTGGGACTGATATGGCCTTAAATGTAGCAGGGGTAGTAAAAGGAAATGATATTTATTTATCAAATAGAAATACAGACGAACAAAGAGAAAGATATATCTAATGGCATATAATAAAACCTACAGCTTTAATTTTAGCTCGACAGCAAATGTCAAATATGTTTTGGAGTTTTACGATCAAGAAGCGACTTCTGCTTTTTATAATTTGAAAGGGACTCTAGGTGCAGGAGCGGTTGATATTAGTTGGGGATCTGATGGCAATAAAATGTATTCTCCTATCAAAGCTTCTACAATGGCGATTGATTTTATGGTTACTGATATAAAAGCAGCGACTTATATCAAACAATTAAGAACCGATAGAGCCGAGAGAGATGTTTATGTATATTTATATTGTACAGGGAATACCCATATAATAAAAGCAGGAGAATCTCCAATTTTTGCAGGATATCTCTTAATGGACTTAGCGGATGATCCAGACATTCCTCTTCCTTATAATATGAGATTAAAGGCAGTCGATGGTATTGCTGCTTTGAAATATTATGATTTGATCCCTAGTGGAATAACACAACAGGCCAACAATCTTTATGACTTGCAAGATACTTTCATTCCAGATTCGGCAAATCCTGCAGGGCAGTATGATCTTTTTTATCCTTTTATTACTTGGCTCTCTAGGATATTACACTATACTGGCTACGCTACTACAACAAAAGGATGCAAGACAAATGCAGAAATTCAGACTTCGTGTAATTGGTTCAACGGCGATATGCCTAACACTACAGGCGATCCACTCGCTTGGAGTCGTATAAAAGCAGATAAATTTTATGAGACCGAAGGAGAGACAGGAGATCTAAAAGAAAAGCCTTTAACTTGCTACGATGCCTTGGTAGCAATTTGTAATACTTGGGGGATGAGGTGCTTTGCTTATAAAAATACTTTTTATTTTATAAGTATAAATCATTATACCGATAACAATTCTGGAACTTTAGCCGCTCCAGTTAATATAGACTACCATAGATACAATATAGACGGCACGGCAGCATCGACAGCTACAGGAGAGTCTTTAGATTTAAAATGGGGAAGATATTATATTCCAGTAGGTTTAAACCAACAAAATAAAAAATTAGCAGGTTCTCAATATGGATTACTACCTGCCTTTAAAAAAACAACTGTAAACTTTCAAGGAGTTACAAATACTAACTACTTTCAATCGTTTCCTTTATTAACCAGTCCTGCTCCTGTAGTAGGGACAACAAATTATGGAGAAAGAAAATATACTCCGATAGCAATTTTCAACTGTGATGGTACTACAGATCAAATGTTTTATGTTCAAGTCTATTTAAATTTTGTAAATAATACAACTCAAGACATCACGATGCAGTCTCAATATACTTTTAGAGCTAGGAAAGTAGGTACGACTCAATGGTATGAGGCTTGGATGAATTATTCAGTCCCTTCAACTCCTTTTATAGATTGGCAAGCTCAAATAAGTGTTGCCAGTGATTATATCAACTCTTCTTTCCCTTATGATACTTTTTTAACACCAACACATCAAACCTTAACGATTCCATCTGGCCCTAATACAATAGACATAGCAACTCCTTATCCTTATTTATCTTTACCTGCATCTATATTTACTGCAGGAGATTGGGAGGTTCAATTTAAAACTTCTTACTATATTGATTCAAGTACTAATTATTCAGGACACGGAGCTTGTAGCAATGCTAACTTTACAAGTACCCATTTTAGTTGGGATGTAGCAGGGCTTACTTATGCAAATAGTGCTATTACGGCAGGAGTAGGACAAAGTATTGTTTCTCCTATTATATCTGGATCAGTAGGGGTTGCTAATCAGACAACTCAAGTAACACAGGCAGGGGATGACACCGCTACAGAAGAAATTAAAGATGTTTTATGGGGCGATAATAACTCGACTTCAAGTGCCTCTCAAATACAGGTATATAATGGATCTGCTTGGGTACAATCTCAGTTTGCAGGTGTGTGGGGGATTAATACATTGTCAGGAACTGAAAATCTTGCTGTATTATTAGCTCAACAAGTCTTTCTGCGACAGGCTCAAAATGTAAGAAAAATGAATACTAAAATCGCAATGGATTTGCGATACAATCAAACTGATGCTTCAGGTACTCGTCCAATGTATGGGACTCCTTTTACTAGATGGTACACTCCAAGTCATCTAGGCTCTGGAACTCTGGCAGCAAACTGGATAATGCATACAGGTACTTTTTCTCCGATTGCAGATACTTGGAAGATGAAATTGTATGAATTTAAAACTTTTACTTCAGCATTAACAACATCGACTACAAGCGATGGAGGGACTAATACAGGAGGGGTAGGAGATGCAGGAAATGATATACCAGATGCCATAGATGGAGCACAAGCTCAAATAGGGAATCCTTCTCAGTATTTAATAAAGAACTTACAAAAAATAAATCAGAATAAACCTACTCCTATAGCTATAATTAAGACAGGATCTTATATTAGTGCCACTTCTGGGAGTTATAGTCAAACAATTACATCTTTAAGCGTTTCTACTATGCCTTCTGCTTTATTAAAGGCAGGAGATACAATAATATTAAAAACTGCAGGCTCTCCTCCAAGCACAGCAAGGACTTCAATTACCGCCTTACAAACAAACGATATCACTTTTGAGGTGTCTGCGGATCAGGCCGCAAGTGCTACTACAATTTCAGTAACATCTAAAGTGATTTATCAAAATATTACTAGAGGGGATCAGATACATATATCTCAAGCAGATCTAGTTTCACAATATCAAAATAAAACAAAAGGATCTATAGGGGGAATGGTTGTTACAAGTAATAGACTAGGGCCTATTACTTACTCTGCAGAAGGAGATAATAGATATGCAATAGTAGGAGTGGATCAAGATTATATAAAGATCCTCCCTAGAGACTTTATGAATAACGATGATAGTGCAGGGGATATGGTTGTATTTAAAGATGCGGCTAATTCAGGAGTAAAGGTAGAAAATACAGGACTAGAGATGTATGCTTTTGTATCTATTCCTTATGGAAAAAGTGCTACTGTAGTTACAGTCTATGGGAATAATACAAAGAATGTAGAAGTTTATGAGATGGATATAAACGCTACAGGATTAGGAACGGCAATAGGCTCAGGGGCTGTAGGAAGTGCTTTTGCTCTTACAGAAACTGCATCGACTGCTACTAATTTCTTAGCAATTAAAGTAGTAGTTACAAATGTAAATAATTTAATATATGGAGGGATCGTAACATTAATCGATTCATAAAAAATGAAAATAAAAATGATAAATAATATAGCAGCGAAGTTTTGTCCGAATACAATTCTTTTGAATTTTACGGCAATAGGAGTAAGTTTTACAGATTTGGAGATAGGGCTAAAGATTTTATCTTATACAGTAGCAATTCTTTATACAGCAATTAAGATAGCTAAAGAATTAAGAGAATGGAAAAAAAAGAAAAAAAAGTAGGGATTACTATCAATCTCAATTACTTTAAGATGTCCGAGTTCGACTGTCCTTGTGAGGAGGGTTCTGGCTATAAGATGGATCTTAATCTATTAATCATATTAGATAAGATGAGACATAGGGCAGGAATACCTTTTAAGATAACATCTGGATATAGATGTCAAGAATACAACGATACACTTAAAAACAGCAAAAAAGATTCAGCTCATACAAAAGGAAGGGCAGTAGATATATCCGCTCCAGATAGTAGAAGTAGATATCTAATAATTGAAGCGGCTACTCATTTTGGAATACAAAGAATAGGAATAGGAAAATCATTCATTCATATAGATGTAGATGACAAAGAGAAGTCAAGCAAAGTAGCTTGGCTATATTAATAACTAAAAACAATTAAAATGTTAGACAAATTTTTATCAAAGTACATAATCGGAAATATCCTTAAAAGCAAGAAATTTTGGTACACCGTAATAGGGGTACTTACAACAGTTTTAAGCGATAAACTAAACTTGAATCCAGATGAGGTTCAAAATATACTAATTTCAATCGCTGCTCTTGTTCTAGGACAAGGTTTTGCAGATATGAAGAAAGACGATTGCAAAGACGATAAATGTAAAAAGTAATGAAACAATTTAGGCCAAGATTAACAAAAGAAGAAAATGGTCTGATTAATGATTTACGAAACAGCAAAAACATAGGGATCATTGGAGATACGCATTGTCCATTTAACTTGCAAGAGACAGATGAACATTTGTCGTATCTTCAATTTTGCTATGAAACCTTCAATCGATTCGGATGTTCTAATATAATTCATATAGGGGATGAGGTCGATAACTGTGCCATCTCCTACCATCAAAAAGAGACTGATTCTATGAACGCTGAATCAGAAGCCGAAAAAGCTCAGGCAGAAATGAATAAATTTTACGCCACTTTTCCAGAAGTCAAGGTATGTGTAGGGAATCATTCAGCTTTGCCCTTTAGACAAGCAACTACTGCAGGAATACCTAAAAGATTTATGAAAACCTATGAAGAGATTTGGGAAGCTCCTAAGGGATGGAAATGGGAATTGCAATGGGAAGTAGATGGAATCCTTTTTGAACACGGTACAGGCAGCTCAGGGCCTAATGCAGCTAAAAATAGAGCTATTGCAAATAGACAATCTACAGTAATAGGGCATTGTCATTCATTTGGGGGTGTTAATTATATGGCATCGAGATCAGATATCATATATGGAATGAACGTAGGCTGCGGCATAGATAACTCAGCTTATAGCTTTCGATATGGTAAACAATTCCCAAAAAAGCCTACTATTGGATGCGGTGTTATATTAGATGAAGGCAGGGTAGCTCTATTTATTCCTATGGATCTAGGATCAAAAATAATCAGAAGATAAAAGAAAGCCTAGATATAAATACCTAGGCCTCCTACAAAGGAATAAACTCAAATTGAATTGATCTACAAAGATAGTCAATTACTAGATAAAACATTGAAACAAAGTTACATATTAACATACATATTGTTAATAACTTATAGATATTGACATTGAAAACCCTTCTTTTTTTACAATTTCTTTATATATTTGCAGTATGAATTTAACAAAAAACAAAGGAATTATGTCAAATCAAGAAATTTTAAACACTATAAATTTTTTACTAAATATTAATGAAGATGTTTATTGGTCAAACAGTAATTATCAAGTAAAAAAAGATACAAATAACGATCTAATTGTAGTTTGTTCAATAAATGGTTATACAACACCTTTGACAAATTGTGATTTAAATAAGTGTGGGACTCATAAATGGGCTATTAGAGAAAATAGCTTATATAATTTTAATCTAATTAAATAAATAAAAACCAAAGGAATTATGAAAAGATTAAGCTACAATAATTGGATGAGATACATATATAATAGTCTGCATTCAAAACCAGTTAAAAAAATTGAATACTCTTTCGGAGAGATAGGCAATAGAAGTGAATTAGAAATACAGGAAGAAATTGCTTATTTAAGAAAATTAGATACTGATATATCTAATAAATTAAGAACTTCATACACTATTACAAATGAAAACTAGAGAGATAGTAGAAAGTCTTTTAAAAGAAAAGCCATCTTTAAGAGATAATGACAACAGGCTTTGTACTCATATATGGTTTAGAGAATTAAAAAGAATGGGGCTAGATCCTTTTACTCTATCAACTGCAGACTTCTTTAGGCTTTATGCAGAAAATACAATGACTCTAGGGCCAAGTATAAAAAGAGCTAGAGCAAAGATTCAAGAAGAGAATCCAAAATTAAGAGGGCAAAAATATTTCATTAGAAAGGGGGTAGCTCAAAATAAATGGAGAGAAAGACTAGGGTATGCCTTCGACTAATTTATACTGCGAGACTTGGGAGCTTTATGAGACAACTTATAAAGGGGTAGTTGAATTTGATTCTAATTTAAAAAAGGAATATGCAGATATTAAAGAAGTTCCTAAAGTGATTAGAGTTTATGGAACTAAGGATGAAATAAAAAACTTATCTAAACGATATGATATAGATGAAACTTATGATTTCAAAGTAGAAAGGAAAGGGAGTTATTGGTATAATATTTTTAAAAACCCAGAGGAAGAAAACAAAAAGATAAGAAAAAAGCTTTTAGAATATAAAGAGCTTTATAAAAGAAAAGGAGGAGGGGCATTAATTTTAAGAATCCAATAACCTATGAAAAAATACCTAATAATATTTATAGCGATAATTTTATTGAGTTGTACTAAAAACAATATTTTACCAATTAACAATGAAATTGTAGTAGACGATTGTCTGGATAGTTGTGGTGTCATTATTTATGTAAAGCATTTTATGAATGATTATCCAGAGATTTGCTCAGAAATAACAGTAGAAACTTTTTGCGATACTGTAGAAATATTTAGACTTCATACGTTAGAAGAAATAACCTATCACTCAGGGGACAGTATTTGTTTTACTAGAGAATAAAAAAAATGGAAGCAATACAGATTATAGAAGAAAAAAGAAAGTTCTGGCAAGAAAAATGGATAACTTCAGTAGAACTATTAGACGAATTAGAAAAAGAAGAAAGCAGCAAAAGGGCAGCTTTAGAAAGCCGAATCGATGTAATACAGGAAGCGATCTCAGATTATACAGATATGATAGAGACACTCAAAGAGCTTTCTAGTTATCAAGATAAATGCGAGGCATTAATTATTAATCACTTAAAAAAATCAAAATGGTAAAAAAATCAAAAGTAAAAAACGTACAAGGTACAGGCACTTGGCAAAACAAAGAAGGCAAAGAGTTCTACAAGTATGAAGTAGAGATGGAGAATGGAGATATAGGGGAATACTCTTCAATCTCAGACTCTCAAGATAAATTCGTAAAAGGGCAAGAGGTGGAGTATAATTATACAGATGGAAAGTTCCCAAAGATTAAACCTCACTATACTAATCCTACCTCTTCAAGTTATAGTTATACACCTACACAAAGCACAAATGATGAGCAAATAGCTAGGAGTGTAGGATTAAAGGCAGCCGTTGAATTGGGGGTGGCTCAAGGATTAGAACTTTCTGAAATATTAGAGACAGCTAAAATAATGGCAGATTTTATCACAAAAGACAAAACAGTTAAAATAGATAATAACCCAGATAGCGTACCTTTCTAATGGAGAGAACTATAGAAATAGCAAAATGCACTTTAGCAGATTTATTCAGTATCAATAAGAATGATTTTGATAGGAAAATAACTAGAAAAGCTCCAGTAGTAGAAGCCAGAAGATTCTTGATTTATTTTTTAGTAGATGAGTTGTCGATGAAATTTTCTGACATTCCTAAAGTTATGAAGTGCATAACATCTCACGCTTCAGCGATGCATCACTTTTACAAGATGATGGATTGGATGGATATGAAATCAGAAGAAAGATTGCAGTTAAAGTATATGGATTTCAAAAATCAAATGCTAGAGAAAGGGATGGAGAAACTTGAAAAGGAATTACATAAGCAGTATGAAATGAGAAAGACAGTAAATTGGAATATTAAACAACTTAAAAAGATGATCGATGAAGCCTAGCTATTACGCCATCATTCCTGCAGAGGTTAGATATTCAAAATTAAAACCTAATGCAAAACTCTTATATGGGGAGATAACAGCATTGAGCAATAAGGAAGGGTACTGCTTTGCAACAAATAGATACTTTGCAAATTTATACAATGTAACAAAAAACACGATTAGCCTTTGGGTTTCTCAATTATATCACGAAGGATTTATCAACGTAGAATTAATTAAAGTTGGGGAGCAGATTACAGAAAGAAGGATAGGTATCACTAAAATTGATGAGAGGGGTAACACTTTAAATAGTGATCTTAATAATATAAAAGTTAATACTACAAATAATATATCTAATAGAAAAGAAAAATTTTTAGCAGAGGTTTCAAGTTTAGAGACTAATGAAGAAATAAAAAAAGAATTTTTGTTGTATTGGTGCGAACTAAATAAGAGTAAAACAAAAATGAGATTTGAATTGGAAAAGACTTGGAATACAAATGCAAGGTTACAAAGATGGAAAAGGAATCAAAATAAATGGGGTGCTAAGAAACCTGCTTCAAAATTAAAAGCTCAACTAGATACTTATAGCAAAGCAAAAGAAATGATTAATCAAATAAATCAAAAATGATAAAAGAACTACCTATTCAAGATGTAAGAAGCCACGCTGTAGAAATATTAAGCAAAACATTTTTAGAGCTAGGACAGAATCCAAATGAAGATACAATCGTCTCTATGAGCTTAATCTTAGCTGAAGATTTAAAGAAAGACTTTAAAAATTTAGACATAGAAGATGTGAAGGCAGCTTTTAGAAAGGGGGTACGAGAGACAGATGAGTTTCACATAACAGTAAAGACTTACTACAAATGGATCAAAACTTATAGGAATATGCTTTGGGATGCAGAATATCAAGTTAAAACAATGAACAGACTTCCTAACGAAGTTCCATTATTTAAAGAATCTAAAGTTAAACTATTAAAAAATAAGATATGAAAACTTCGATAATTGGATGGATATTTGTTACAGCGATTGTAATGTGGTTAATTAGAAAAATTAGAGAGTAATGATAAAATTTAAATGTAAAAAATGCAATAAAACTAAAGATTTAAGAAAAGCAACTTTAGTAGTTAGAGATGGTAAGATAGTAACGAAAGAGGCCCTTTGTGAATGTGGGGAGTATATGCAAGAAATAGAAAAAGAATTTGGAGGCTTTCCTTCAATAATAAGAACCGAGCCAACATTAAAAAAGAATTAAAATGAATAAAAGACAAGAATCAATCAAGGAAGTAAACTTAGACAATAAGAGGGGGATAGAGGAAGAATATGCAGACTATAGAAAAAGAATGAGAGAAAACTATTACAAGGTAAAATACTACTTGAGAGGGGAGTTGTTTTGGGATAGTTTAGCAAAAGGAACTTATAGAAAAAGAAAAAACTAATGAGCTATCTATTACACTTAAAAAGAACAAAGATGCATCCTTCTGAAAGATGGATAGTAAAAACAAATGACAAATCAGGAAAAATAAGAGAAGTAAAATTAATATTTAATCCAGAAGAGTATCAAAAAGGAAAAAATCCTAGACAGCTTTACAATCAGCAAGAACTTATAAAGATATTAGAAAATGACAAAACATAGTAAATACTTTTACGAGAAAGATAGAAATATATCAGAATGGAAAGTGCCTGAGAATAGCAAGTTCGATTGGCATCTGGATAAGGTAGTTCAAAGTATATCTAAACTATTGAAACAAAAAAACAAAGACTATGGAGATAGTGCTTTAAGTCCTTTAAATGTATTTAGCAAATTAGATGCAGTAGAATCTTTATGCTGTAGGCTAGATGATAAAATAGCAAGGATAAGAAATAAAGGGATCACAGATCAGACAGAAGATACAGTAGATGATCTGATAGGATATCTTTTACTTTTAAAGATGGCCCTACAAAAAAAAGAACAAGAAGAAATAGTAGGGGGTAAGCTATGAGAAAACAAATCTTAATATTAAACCTAATAGTAAAAACAATAGTCGAGCTTATAATAGTTTGCACTTTAGTAATGGCAGTAGGAATAATTGTATTTGTTGGCAGTTATATTTATAAAAGTATATGCAACGCTATATCCGAATATCATACAGCTATTAACAACGAGTAGTTAAAAAGAAACAATGTTTCATTGTGCTAAGTAAAATAATCTTTTATACTTTGGCAATATGAATGAACAAAACCTTCAAGAAGCTGTAGTAACATATTTACAATTAAAATTCAAAGAAGTTAGATTTTGTGCATCTGCAGGAGGATTAAGAACTTCAATAAGTCAAGCAGCCGCAATGAAAAGAGCAGGATATGTCAAAGGAGTGCCAGACTTACAAATAATGGAGGGTAGGCATAATTATTTTGGTTTGTTTATAGAACTCAAGACAAAGAAAGGAAAACTCTCCCCTCATCAAAAAGAATGGATAGAAGATTTAAACAAGAAAGGATATCTGGCAAAATGTTGTAAAGGATTAGAAGAAGCTTTGGATTTAATAGATTGGTATTTAAAATGAAAAAGGTTAGCAAGAAACAAGCAGCAATAAATCGAGAACTTAAAAAGGTTTATAAAGAAATTGCAGAAACTAGAGGACATTATTGTACAGGATGTGGGAGATCAGATGTTCCTTTAAGTCATAGTCATTATATCGCAAGAAGTAGAAGGAAAGACTTAGAAACAGATCCAAAGAATATAACGTATCATTGTTTAAGTATTGGAGAGAGAAAAGGATGCCATCAAATGTGGGAGGGTAGCTTAGAAGAAAGGCAAAGGTTATTAGACTACCCCTTAGCAATGGAATACATCCTAGAAGTAGATCCAGAGTTGTTTTTTTTGTGGACAGAATAAAAGAAAGAGTAAACAAAGACAAATGCCAAAATTACCAGAGAAGAAAACAAGACCTTGGATTCCAAGAAGAGAGAAGCCAAAGTATTTTGAAAGTTCGGGGGGGCGGAACAATGGAGATATGAGAGCCTTTTACAATAGCAAAGCTTGGAAAAGTTTAAGAAACTACAAGATACAGATCAATCCTTTGTGTGAAATGTGTGAAGAAAAAGGATTAATAGAAGCAGGAAAGGAAATAGATCACATCACAGCGATCAAAGACAATGGAGAAAAGTTAAATTTAAGAAATCTACAAACTTTGTGCAGAAGTTGTCACGCTTCAAAGTCTGCGAAAGAAAGAGAACAAAGGAAACACAAAAAAAAATATTTTTAAAAAAAGAAAGAGGAGTGAGGAGAATCTTAAAGAGAAAAGCACAAAAAAC